TTAGTGCTTTCAGGTGTACGTATAACTACCTTAAGTCCATTTCCGCTAGGTGAAGTGAACATCATATAAACATAGGGGCAATCCATCAGCCTCTTGCGTTCTGCTGCCATGGTCTTAGCATCAGGGTACTTGTCAAAGTCTAGGACACACAAACCACTATGCTGAATGAGTCCATCATCCTTGCGTTCACTAAATGTACCGTTAAACATGATAGCCATGAGCTGCATTTTGCTGTCAGTATCCCCTGCTCTAAGTTTATTTATTTTACCAATTAGCTCGGGGTTGCCTTGCTTGATTCTGTTGTACACTTCTATTGCCTCAAGTGTGAAAGGTGTCTCTTTGCTGTTAAACAAACTGCGAAAGACTGATATTTTAGGGTTAAACATATTGTAAAAGTATTAAAAAAGACGATAAAAGACAATTTGTGACGATGTTTTTATTTTATCGTCACGGCTATAAACTAATGCTGTATTGGGTTTCAGGCAAAGCGTGACGATAAGACGGTAAATTTTCCAGAACGCAAACTTTTTTAGTGGTCTATTTTTTAAGACCCCTATATAAGAGAACCGTCCCATCGTCACACTGTCACAAAAAAGAGGGAGCCTAGACCCCCTCCCCCATATTAACCCTTAAAAAATTATGGTCCTCAAATCACTGACATCAAAGATGTTAACATCGTCACGCTTTTGCTTAATAAGGTCAGGTAGTGGATGGATGTACTTCATGTACCTTTCATCTTTTTTGTCATACCAATACTTGTGCTCTCTCATCCCATGTATCACTGTGCTGTGGTCTCGGTTGAAAAACTTACCTATCATGCTGTATGTCATGTGCCGGTAGTTGTACATAAAATTGTACAGATAGTACCTCTTGTATGTCACTGACTCTATCCTGCTCGGGGTGTTCAGTTGGTATTCTAGGATAAGATTCATTAGGTCCTCATTTTGTAGTTTTGTGAGCTCGAATACTGTCTCATCAATTTGTCCTCTCATAGCTGTTCAATTTTTTGTTTTTTTTCATATTCTAATACTCTACTATTATCTATTTCAAATCCTATAAAATCCCTGTTTAATTTTTTTGAAACAAATCCAGATATACCACTACCTAAAAATGGATCTAATACTAACCCATTTTCAGGGCAAAAACATTTTATCAATATATTTATTAACTCTTCAGGTTTGGCAGGTATTTTCCCAGAATGTGGTTTATTAAAATGATAATGATCTCTAATCCAAGTACCTTCATTTGATTTTTCAAAATAATTCCCATCAGCTTTGTAATCTCCAAATACTTTTGTTTTTCTTTTCATGGATATAGTTGATTCATTATATTTTAATCCTGTTCTAACATTAATAAAAAAATCCTTAGATAATGTTAACCAAAATATTTTTTGAAAACTAACTAATGGCATTTTTTTACTAATCCATGCCCCTCCATTTGAAAATGTCCATATAATTTCTCTTCTGAAAATGTGATTAATTTCATTTCTTAAATTATAATCGAATGGCTGTTTGGTAAAGCAAATTATATTACCTGTTAATTTAGTTACTCTTACAGCTTGACATATTAAACCATCTTCGCATAATTTATCCCAATCCTGATAATCAGGATCTAAAATTGTAAGATCTACAGAATGATCATCAATTTCAGTAATTAAATCTAATGCATTACCTTGTATTATTTTATTCATTTTTTCTCAATAAAGTATTTATAATAGTTATCTCGTTTTACGTTATAATCTAGCTTTTCAAATAGCTTAAGGTACCTGTATGCTGTCCTTTCACTTGTGCCTAAGTACCTAGACATACCCATTACGGTCCTGGGCTTTTCCTGTAGCATCTGCAGGAGCCTTAGCACCCTGTATATTTTGTGTTGATTCATACCTTCTCAATTACAAAGTGTCCGTAAACGTGAGTACCTGCTGCCCTGAACTTGTTAAGTTGCCAATGGCAGAGTGCTTTGGTAGGGAATTCATAGCTCTCTGCGAGCCTTTTATCATAATAGTAGAGTAATCTGTACATGAGTTCTTACATTTTAAGTATTCTAAATAAAGGGCGGTATTAAAGGAGCCGCCTCTATCTCCTGCGAATGACTGTTTGGTCCACCATCTGGCCATCTCTGATATATCTCTATGCATCATACCTCCATTCATCTTCATCAAAGTAATTGTCAAAGTCTTGCATATCTCTGACCATGTTAGTGTCCTGGATGCACCATATAATTTCCTCATTGAGTTGGTCAAGTTGCATGTCAGTAAGGATGTAGTCAAGTTCTACCTCACCAATAACTTGAGTGGCTTTAATTTCACTTAGCTCCACCTCATAGTCCTCATCGGTAATGTTAGTGATCTTGAACTCACAGCACCCATGGAACTCATCAAAGTCAAAATAGGCTGTATTGTTTTTTAATGTTACTTGCATATCATAAAGATTAAACAGTGATACATTAATACCATGGTACCCACGACCACAGCAAAGCTTGCTACTACATCAAATAGTTCTTTTTTCATTTGTTTGCGTTTAGGATGGTTAAAAAATCTTCTGTGTTATCGAGTGCTGTCTGAGTCATTTCCTCAGTAGCTTCTACAAGCAGTTGCTCTAAGAATAAAGCAAGGGTCTCTGCGTTGTTTTGGTTGGTCTTGATAAAGTCAAGGGCTCGTTCAAACTGTTTCATAAATAATTTTTAAGTGTTAATACCTGACAAAGATATAAAAAGTTTCATAACTGCAAAACATTTTGCACAAAAAAATTTAATTTTCAACAAATTTAAGATAAGGAACCCACATTATAAGTGTAGAATTGTGGTGAAAATGACATAAAATAAAGGTAATAACGTGATAATCACATTATAATGGGTAATAAATGGTGCACTGTTCCTGCAGCTGTGACTACTTTCTTATTGTACCGGTGATTAATACCACCACATTCAGCACATTCGTATCTATCACCACCATACTGCACAGCATAGTTATGGTTTACTAAGGCATAGCTGTTGAGTTTCTCAAATACTGACTCAAGGACCTGAACATCCATCTTGCAATACTCCACCATCTTATCTAATGCATCCTGATCCTTGCGAAAAACTATATCTTTCCACAGGTCAAGGCCTCCTGTTTCCATTTTAGCACCTACCTTGAGTAGCTTGGCAATGTAGTCAAGCTTGTTGCTGTTAAAATTAAAATACCTTTTAGCCCATTTAAGGGTGTCTATGGTCTTAGGGGATGGCATAACACCAATGCCATGAAATAAAGCTCTTGTACGTATCCATTTAAGGTCAAAATTATCACCATTGTGAGCCACAATCTCATCAGCTTCATGGAGTACTTTGACAAAAGCCTCTATCATTTTCTTATCACTCTGTGATTTGCTCCATGTTAGGCTGTGTATCTCTTCCTCACCCTCCCATTTGTAGCATATGCAGATGATAGCCCGTTCATGAATGATATCCCCAGGGTTAATGGTTAGGTTGTATCCTGTTCTCCAGAATACTCCGACATTGAAAGAGGTCTCAATATCGTAAAATAGTCTTAACAGGCCACCATAGTATTTTATACTTGACTACCTGTTTAGCCTTGGCTGTTTTCCATTGTGTATCACCTTTAATCTTTAAGGTCTTTACCCGTTCCTTGTACTCAATCCTTGTTTGCCATCTAGTCTTAGGTACATACACATTGTTAAACTTTATTACCGTATCGCGATACGCGATGAACTTTTCCCAAAAGATAGTGTCATTGTGTACTATTGGGAATGAGTCCACAGTAGCTATGCGGATGGTATCACTATCCTGGACTACTTGCAATCCATTCTTAAGTGCTTTCTTGTAGTGCCATTGAGCACGCTTAGGAGCGGAGCAGGATAACAGGATGAGTATAGGTATCAAATATCTCATAGGCTTTGTAACATCTTAATCATTCTAGGACATGGGTATATATCTGGGAATGTCATAGGTCTCACACAGGTACTCCACTAATTGTCGAGTGCTTTCAATTTGCTCATCCGTATATTTGTACCAAAATTTATTACCCTTGTATGGTGTATCTAATGTGGTTACCATTGACGGGTCCACCACTCCCTTGACATAGTTGTAGTACTTTCCATCCTTTAGCTTCAATGGACCCCAATTGCATATCTCAATACCTACTGATAGCTTGTTTAGGTTTTGGTACTTGAGTCCATGAGCAGAAAAGTCTTGACTATCTATGCCTAGATGGTAGGCCCAATGCTTAGATGAAAAGCACTGCACAATAGATCCTTTCTCACCCACTACAAATGCGGTAGCAATCCTATCCCCATTACTATTCCACCACCTAGAAACAGCTACGGGGTTACCATTGCCTGCAGTGTGGTGTAGATAGATTTGTTTTTTCTCAGACTCCTCATGGAAGTACTGACTATTAGATAGGCGTTCCTGTAATATCTTGCTCGTGTCTAATTTCATCGACCTCTTTTTTAATATCCTTAGCTCTAGCAAACAAGTTCTTCATTGCCTGCCATAGGTCCAATCCTTTCACTGCTTTGTAGTTTTCGTTTATGCTCATGACCTCAATTGATACCAGGATAAGAGATAGCACTTTGGTAAGCATGAGCTCCACTGAAAAAAACTGCAGCTTGTGTTTGATGCTCTTCCATACTCCTGTTATCGTATCCAATAGAATGACAAACCCAACAAGGAACAATAGCCCTGAGATTGGCATTAGGAATGTACTGATAACAGCTAACAACTTAAACCAATTGGCTTTCATTGTAGCGAGTAGTATGGTGAGCTGTGAGTTCATTACAAGATTAGGATGCTGTTGTTATATCCGTTCTCAAGGAAGTTGCCACACATCCCTGTGCAGGTAGTTTGATATTGATTAATGCATGAGCAGTGGTTAAACATAGGCCGTAGGTCAGTGTCCATGTTAGTGGTACTGATAAATATAGGGAACAGGTTTTTGTTAGCTAGGAGCCATCTGATAAGACGTTGCTCA